ATGGCCTTTTTCTCTCTCCCCGATTTGGGCCTGACCGCGCCAGCGACCCTCCACATTGGACCTGATGATGTCTGAGCAGGCAGTATTCACCCAAGCGGTTCAAGCCGCTCTACGGGAGGTTCCGCTGCTGCCGCGCGATCATGCGGCGATTGCGCTGGTTCGTCGGTACGCGGAGGTACTGGACCGGCACCCGGGCAGCGTGGAACTGCTGGCTGAGCTGGGGCCTAAGCTGCTGGCCGCGCTTTCCGCGCTGGGGATGACCCCGGCCGGGCGCGGGGCGAAGGGAGGGGGCCGAGGTGGAGTCGTACCCGGTGCTGCAGCCCTCGGCGAGCTCCGCGGAGAGCACGCCGCCCGTTCTCGGTCGCACTAAGCCGCGCCTGTTCACGCCGCCCCAGCGGCCGCTGACCCCGGACACGTCGCAGGGGTTCGCGCAGGTGCGGTTCGCGGCCGAGGTGCTACGCCGGCCGTTTCGTCCGTGGCAAGAGTTCGCCGTGATCCACGCGGGTGAGTTGTTGCCGGACGGTCGGCCGCGGTTCCGCAAGGTGCTGGTGATGGTCGCCAGGCAGCAGGGCAAGACCGACATACCGGTGACCCTGTCGCTGTACTGGCAGTTCGTGGAATGCGTTCCGATGACGCTGGGAACGTCGACGAAGCTGGACTATGCGAAAGAGTCGTGGTACCGGGCGACGAAGCTAGCGGAGCGTACGCCGGCGCTGGACCGCTACCGGCCGCCGCGGTGGACGCGCCGGACGAACGGCGAGGTGGAGTCGTGGACCGTCCCCGACGAGCACACGTTGGAGGAGTCCCGGTACAAGATCGCGGCGGCGAATGAGAACGCCGGCCGGTCCCTGACCGTCCACCGGCTGATCATGGATGAGCTGCGCCAGCATCACGACTACACCGCGTGGAACGCGGCCGAGCCGACCGGTACTGCAGTCCACGACTTCCAGCTGTGGGCGCTGTCGAACGCCGGGGATGACCGGTCGGTCGTCCTGAACGATCTACGTGAGGCGGCGCTCACGTACATCGAGACTGGGCACGGTGACGACACGCTGTGCCTGCTGGAGTGGTCGTGCGAGCCGGACGCCGACCCGACCGACCTTCATCAGCTGGCCTATGCGAACCCGGAGCTCGGCCGGTCCGTCGACGCGCGGACCCTGCTGGCCAACGCGCGCAAGGCGGTGGAGAAGGGCGGCGAGGTGCTGACCGGGTTTAAGACGGAGAACATGTGCATTCACGTGCGCATCCTCACTCCGGCGATCGACCCGCAGAAGTGGGCGGACAACCGTGACGACGGGACGCTCGACGAGGCCCGGGCCCGGGTGGCGATGTGCTTGGACGTCGCCCCGGACGAGACGCACGCCACGCTGTACGCGGCCGCGGTGCTCCTGGACGGCCGGGTCCGGGTGGACTTCGTGTACGAGTGGGATTCGGTCGCGGACCTGGAGGCGGATCTACCGGAGTTGATCGGCCGGCTGCGGCCGCGGGTGTTCGGGTGGCTACCAGGTGGGCCGGCGGCCGCGCTGACCGCGGACCTTGTCGAGCGGCAGGGCTGGCCTCCGGCCGGGGTGAAGGTCGCGGAGATCCGCAGCGAGGTCGCCGCGGTGTCGATGGGGTTCGCGGCGAAGGTGAAGGCGCTCGGGCTGGCGCACAGCGGTGATCCGCTGCTCACGGCGCAGGTGGAGGCGGCGCGTAAGCGGTCGCGGCGAGACGGTACGTGGGTGTTTTCCCGGATGGGCGACGGCACCTGTGACGCGGTCTATGCGGCCGCCGGAGCCGTCCACTTGGCGCGGACACTTCCCCCACCTGTCGGGAAACCTCGGGTGATCATCGCTGGAGATCAGGCTACGGTGCCGTAGCATCGCGTTCATGAGGTGGCCAAAGCGGGTTCTGAGCTGGGTGCGGGCCCGGCTCGCCACGTTCGATTCTCCGCCGGAGCCGATCGACCGGCTGATCATGAGAATGTCGGGGCTCTACGGTACGGTGGTGAGTCGGGCCGAAGCGCTGTCGGTAGCGGCGGTCCAAAAAGGCCGGAACATGATCTGCAGCGTGGCTACGCTGCCGCTCGTGCAGCGCGGGCCAGACCGGCGGACGGTCGACAATCCGCTGTTCGTCCAGCTGGATCCGGACGTCGCGAACGTCGTGACCCTGTCGCAAACCCTCGAAGATCTCCTGTTCGACGCCGTCTCGTGGTGGCAGGTGACCGGGTTCGGGTGGGATGGGTTCCCGGCGAAGATCCGCCATCTGGCCGTCGGAACCGTCTCCCTGGATCCGCCGAGCGACGGCCGCACGCCGTCGCCGCTTCCGTCCGGCCTCGACCCGCGGGAGGCAGTCGTGTGGGTGGACGGCAAGCCGGTCCCGAGCTCGGAGGTCATCCGGTTCGATTCGCCGAATCCGGCCGTGCTCGTGGTCGGCGCGCGGGCGATCCGGCGCGCACTGCTGCTCGACAAGGCGGCGTCTATGTACGCCGACGACCCGCGGCCGCTGGACTACTTCACGCCGGCGGAGGGCGCGGATCCGGCGAGCGATGACGACATTCGCCAGATCTTGACCGACTGGAAGTCGGCGCGCAAGGAGCGGGGCACGGGGTACGTGCCGGCGGCGTTGAAGTATGCGACGGTCGCGACCCCTTCCCCGGCCGAGCTGCAGTTGGTGGAGCTGCAGAGGCAGGCGAGCCTAGATATCGCCAATGCGCTGGGGGTGGATCCTGAGGATCTCGGCGTGTCGACGACGTCGCGGACGTATGCGAACGCTGTCGATCGGCGGCTCGACCGGATCAACGAGGTACTCAAGCCGTACATGCGGGCGATCACGGATCGGCTGTCGATGAACGATGTCACGCGGCGCGGCTACTACGTGACGTTCGATCTTGACGACTATATGAAGTCGAATCCGACGGAGCGTTGGGCGGTTTACAAGATCGCGAGTGAGTTGGGTGTTCTCGACGTGGACGAGATCCGGGAGAAGGAAGGCATGCCGGCCGGCGCTCCCGAGCCGGAGCCGGAGCCGGATCCGGATCCGACCGCGGCGGAGCCGGCGCTTGCGGCGTCCCGCGGCCGCCTCGTCACGTTCGACACGACCGGCGTAACGTTCGCGGATCTTCCCCTGGAAACGTTCGCTGTCGATGTTGCATCGCGGACGATCACCGGAATGGCGTTGCCGTACAACACATACGGCTCAAAGTTCGGGCTCAAGTTCCGGTTTGAAAAGGGCGCGTTGGTGTGGGCCGACGACGTGTCCCGGGTGAAGCTGCTCATCCGTCATGATCAAGGTCAGCCGATCGGGTACGCGACGAAGCTGCAGAACACCGCGACCGGGCTGCAGGTGACGTTCAAGGTCGGCCGCGGCGAGGCGGGCGACACGGCGCTGGCCATGGCGGAAGACAAGATCCTCGACGGGCTGTCGGCCGGCGTTGAGTGGGATATGGCCGTTGACGCCGTCCCGGATCCGAAAGACCGAAGCGCTCTGCTCGTAAGGAAGGAACTGGCATGCATTGCACTCACTGTGGGCAGATCCACGCGGAGGGCGTGGCGTGCCTGACGAGTCCGCCACCGGCCGTACCCGCCCCGGCTCCGGCCACGCCGGCGGCAACGACCCCGGCCGGGCTGCAGCTGTCCGGCGATCAGCTCGCGATGATCCTGTCTCGGCCGGGTGGCCTCGGCGCGCTCGGCCAGCTGTACGGCGCACTGCCGGCCGCGCCGGAGACGCCGGCCGCGCCGGAGGTGCGTGAGGCGGTCGATCCGACGCGGCGCACCGCGGCCGTGACCACGGCAGCGGAGCCGCCTCCGTACCGGTTCGACCGGGCCGGGAACCTGACCCGCGGCACGCACGACTTCTCCACCGACATCATCGCCGGTTCGCGGGGTGACGGTGAGGCCCTGGACCGGGCGCAGAGGTGGATGCGGGCACAGTTCGACATCGACACGACCGACGCGGCGGCGCTCAACCCGAACCGTCAGCGGCCAGACATGTTCGTCGAGCAGATCGATTACAAGTACCCGATCTGGGATTCGATCAACAAGGGCACCCTGACGGACGCTACGCCGTTCGTCGTGCCGAAGTTCAACACGTCGTCAGGTCTGGTCTCCGATCACGTTCAGGGCGTCGAGCCGACCCCCGGGGCGTTCACGGCGACGTCGCAGACCATCACCCCGTCGGCGCTGTCGGGCAAGGTGGAGGTGACCCGCGAGGCGTGGGATCAGGGCGGTAACCCGCAGCTGTCCGGGCTGATCTGGCGGGAGATGGTCCGCGAGTGGAACGAGGAGCTGGAGGGCGCGGCGGCGACGTTCCTCAACACGCTGACCGCGGCCACCGACATCCTGATCGCGGCCGGGGCGCAAGACGATGTCCTTGACGCGGCGTGGGCGAGCGCGATGGCCGATCTGCAGTTCGTTCGCGGCGGTCACCGGTTCAGCAAGTTCGTCACGCAGATCGACCTGTACAAGGCGTTCGCCGGCGCGGTCGACGCGGACGGCCGGCGGCTGTACCCGATCCTCAACCCGGTCAACGCGAACGGCACCGCGGAGCCGCTGTATCGCACCCTGGACCTCGGCGGCGTCACCGCGATGCCGTCGTGGGCCCTGGCCGCGACCGGAGCCGTGGAGGCGAACAGCTGGCTGTACAACCCCGACGACGTCCACGGGTGGGCGACCGCGCCGCAGCGGTTGGAGTTCCAGTACCGCGTCGCATACGTCGACGTCGGGATCTGGGGATACAAGGCGTTCGCCAACACGCGGATCGCCGGCGTCCGGCAGGTCCGTTACGACCCGGTGCCGTGACATGCAGCAGACGGTTTACGCCTCTGCGGCTCGCACCGCAACCCCGGCCACGGCGCAGTTCTCCGCCCGCGGCGCGGCCGGGCTGTTCATCGTCATCGACGTGACCGCCATCGCGGCCACGCCATCGGTCGTCCCGACGATCGACGGCTACGATCCGTTGTCCGGCAAGTGGTTCAATCTGCTGACCGGGGCGGCGCTGACCGCGGTCACCGCGGCCCGGGTGCTGCGGGTCGGGCGCGGACTGGTGGCCGCGGCGAACCTGACCGCCGTCGACTATGTCCCGGACACGGTCCGCGTGATCATGACGCACGGCGACGCGGACTCGATCACCTACTCGGTATCGGCGCACCTGTTCCGCTGACGCCACGACGAACGGAAGGGAGCGGCCGTGACGTGGGCACCCGACTACATCACGTCGGCGCAGCTGAAAAACTATGTCAAGATCGGCGACGCGGTTGATGACATCGAAGTTGCGTCCGCGGTCACGGCCGCTTCCCGAGCGATAGACGATCACTGCAACCGGCAGTTCGGCCAGCTGGCCGCGGCCGCCGAGTTCAGCTATCCGATCGAGTACGACTATGACCGCGGCGTGTGGTACGCGGTCGTGGACGATATGACCATCGTCCCGACCGCGGTGACGATCGGCGGAGAGGCGGTTACCGGGTACACGCTGGAGCCGCGTAACGCGGTCGCGAAGGGCAAGGCGTACACGCGGATCACGATCGGGACGGCGGCGACGGTCCAGCCGTCCGGCGATCCGGAACAGCTGATGGCGGTCACGGACGTGTGGGGCTGGACGGCGACGCCGGCGGCGGTAGTGCAGGCGTCGAAGCTGCAGGGGTCGCGGTTCCTGGCCCGGCGCGGGTCGCCGTACGGGGTGGCTGGCAGTCCTTCGGACGGCTCGGAACTGCGGCTGTTGAGCCGGGTGGATCCGGATGTCGCCGTGTCGCTGCGCGGCTACGTCCGTCCGCGGAGGGTCGCGTAATGGATCTCGCGGCGGTGATGGATGAGGTAGCGGCCAGGCTGATCACGATCACGGGCCTGCGGGTGTTCGCGTATCCGCCCGACTCGGTGGTTCCTCCGGCCGCGATCGTGTCCTATCCGGACGAGATCGAGCCGCACGGCACGTACGCGCGCGGCATGGCGAAGATCCGGCTACCGGTTGTGGTCGTCGTTGGCAAGGTGACCGACCGCGGGACGCGGGCGCTGATTGCCGGGTACGTGGCGACGTCCGGGGCGGCGTCGGTCGTCGCGGTGCTGGAGTCGACGGCGACGCCGTACGTCGCGTTCGACACGCTGACCGTTGCGTCGGTCGAGTTCGACGTCGTACAGATCGCGGAGAACACCTACCTTGCCGCCCTATTCGACCTTGAAATCGCTGGAGATGGATCATGAGTTTTGTTCACGGTAAGGACACCTACATCAGCCTCGACGGCGATGACCTTTCGGCGTTCACGAATACGTCGGACCTGACCCGCGGCGCGGACGAGCACGACGTCACGTGCTACGGCAAGCAGGATCACGTGGTGACGGGTGGGCTGGGCAAGGGGCAGGCGTCCATGGGCGGCATCTACGACAACACCGCGACCGGGCCGCGTGCGGTGATTGAGCCGCTGATCGGTACGGTCGTGGACCTCGTGCGTCGCCCGGCCGGAACGGGGTCCGGCAAGCCCCAGGACTCCGTCGACGTGCTCGTGCTGGAGTACGTCGAGACGAACCCGGTAGCGGACATGGTTTCGTGGACGTGCAAGTTCACTCTCTCCGACGCGGTGACCACTACCGCCCAAGCGTAAGGATCCACTATGGACAAGGATCTTCTGTTCAAGCCGCGGCTACCTGAGGACAGCGTCGTTCTACCGGGCGTCGGCACCATCCGCGTGCGCGGACTGAACCGCGTCGAAGCGCTGACCGTGGAGAAGATCACGGACATCGCCGCTCGCGAGCGGCGCATCGTCTCCCTCGGGATGGTCGACCCGCAGATGAGCGAAGCCGACGTTCTCACGTGGGCGCAGGCCGCACCGGCGGACGAGCTGGAACAGGTCGCGCTCAAGATCGCAGACCTGTCGGGGATCCTGCCCGACAGCGCGAAGGCGATGATGAAGCACTTCGAGGCCGATCCGGAGGAAGCCTTTCGCCTTCACTCTGGCGCTGCGGTTGCGGCGGACGGTGGCGGAGCTACGGGAGTCGCTGAGCAATCATGAGTGGGTGGCCTGGGGCGTCTACTTCGCGCGGGAAGGACAACGCGCCGAGCTGGCCCGGCTGAGCGGGAAGTGAGGGCGGGCGATGCCAGGCGAACCGATCAAGATCGATGGGCTGTCGCAGTTCGTACGCGGGCTCGGCAACCTCGATTCGAACATGCCGAAGATGCTGCGGGTCGCCCTGAACGGGGCGGCTGACATCGTCGTGGACTACGCCCGGCCGCGGGTGCCGCGGCGTACCGGCCGGGCCGCGCGGTCGATCAAAGCGGCGTCGACGCGGTCCGCGGTCCGGATCGCGGAGGGCTCGGCCCGGGCCCCGCACATGCCGTGGCTCGACTTCGGCGGCCGCGTCGGGCGAAACAAGTCCGTCGTACGCCGGTTCATCCGAATGGGCCGGTTCCTGTATCCGGCGCTGGAGGCGAAGGATGCGCAGTTC